TCCATATTCTAGTTCCGTATCTCCAGTTTCCACCATGACGGTAGTATTGATCGAAAGGTTTACCACCTGCATTATAGAACTGATCCCAGTTCTGACCCTGTATGCTAGGTCTAATGGATGCAGACTCTACCCTTAATGGTTTGTTATGGTCATTATCCATAAATTTTGTAGCAACTTTCCCTGACAACCGCTGTAGTCTACCATAAATTGCCCATGCTTCCAATAGTATTTTGTTAGAAACATTGCTAGATCTCGATAAAATGTTAAGGCATTTAACAGCACTGTTCAGCAGGGTATCTGAGTTTACCTCCGACTGATGGCGAAGATTCGCCACCAATCTTTTGGGTACATTCCGCAGAATTTTTATTGCTCTTTCTTCTATTCTTCCCATTGCCGTCTAGTGTCCTGATCTTCGGCTTTAGCCATGTCTCTTTCCTGAAGTATGAATACCCCATGTGTCACGATAGCATCCAACTGAGCCTCGCTAATGGGTATGCCATTGCCGTTGATCTCAAGGCATATAGAGTCATCGCCACCCTCATAAAGATCAATTCGATTGACCGTATCAACAGTTAAGTATTCATCCAAGAGTTTGTTGGCCTCGACCCTGATATCCCGAAGGTATTCATCATGGTCAATCTGATCATCGCATAAATTCATTTTATTCACCGTAGTTTGTGTAGTAGTAATCTTCCAATTCATCCTGACTAATGCTATCAGATATCAGTTCCTCGATCAAGTCAATCTTTGCCTGATCCAGATATTTATACATGGGACTCGATAACTCATTGACCATTTGCCATTTGATATCATCGTGATTGTCTTTATTCAAATTTAAATTGTACATTTTATTTTCCCTATATTTCAGTAGTTTTATTAAGGTACACCATTCTACCACACTTTTTATGATTGCGAACATAAAATCCTAAAGTTCCAGTCGGGTCTTGCTTTATCCAATCCATTTGGCGTTTATGTTTTTTAGCCGTCAAAAGAACTTCATTGCTTTTTCCGCATGGGCAAGCCCAAACGTGTCGAGTGTAGGTTCGGGTCTTGTATTTGGTAACATCGTAATCATGGCATCGTGACCCATCATGGCCTAACGCCTTGCACACTGACTTCCAAAGTTTGCCATGCGACCTTGCAGTGGGGTCAATTTTGCGAGTGATGAGATGAGCCATTTCATGCTTAACTGTGCTACGTTCTGACTCGATAAATTTGTCAAGATGATCCATCATCATTTCGCCATTGAGCCTGATCTTCCATTCCCTGAAATGCGCCCATCCTGCATATGTACCCTTAACATCGTAGGTTACTTCGGGAATTTTAATATGTGGTAGGTTGTACTTTTCTCTGCCTATTTTTACACACTTTAAAAGTTCGTTTAAAACTCTATCGTTTGTTTCAAAAGATATTTGTTTCATTTCTTTTTCTCTTTTCTGAGTGAGATAATATTTTACCACACAAATGAGATAAGTCCATGCCTAAATGCGACATGAACTTATCTGATTGCGACTTTATTACCTTAAGTATTTTGTGCCGTTATGGTCAATTGATGACTCGCCAACATCATCTGCGTTGATATTACCACGAACTGCCAGTTTACCAGATTTATCCCTGATTGGGGATTTCCAACTGCCCTTGATAATATCGCCAGATTCAATGTCAACAAATGAATGAACTGATCTTGGTTCGCCAAACTGTGCAAAATATATTCTGGCAAATCGCTTGCCAATACTGAATTCAATTGTTTGGTCTTCCAGATGGGTAAATCCCATTCGATCTTGATATTCCTTGTTTAATCGTGCTACCAGTTTTCGGTATTTTTCGATTCTTAAAAGTTTATCTGCGTACATTTTTTTTTGCCTTTGGTTTGTTTCAGTAGGGCGACTATAAAACAGGTAAATTTGATTGTCAACAATTATTTTCAGAAACATAGCAATTAATTATCTTTTCCCTGGCTTTCCCTTTATTATCAATGACTTACCTTAAAAGATAATATTAACAGGAAGTTTTTTCTTTTTTTTATTTTAACTGTGGTACAATCCATATTCGAGCGGGTCAAGACTCATAAATTATAGGGCTGATTATCCCTAAATCTTGCCAAAAGTAATTACTTATGTGGGCGCTTATAGACGGCGTTGGAAACAGGCAAACATTGACATTCTTTGAATGGGTCGCTGGTTTCGTAGCCAGTAAAAATAACTACACCTGACAAGCCATATATTTTAAACCTTCGGGGGTTCACAACAACCCATACCGAATAAAGACTGGGGGTCAATACGGTCTAAATGACAATTATAAATTGAACGATAGGCAGAACCTATCAATTACTAAACTGGTAGTTAAGGCTATCAAACGATAGTTTATATCTATCACTGAATTAGATGACCTATAGAGTAATAGGCTAAGGCTATGAGTAGCGACAAAGAAACAAAATTAAAAAGGCGCAATCTAGTAGCCAAACATTCCCACAAATTTAACAAGGGATATACACATAAAACAAAGGTCGCCTATAATCGCAAATCTAAGGCCTTACAGCGCGACCTAAACGATACCCTAGGGGATGGCCCTATAGATTGATAATCACGCCATACAGCGTGAATAGGGGCCTTGTATCACGTTTTAATAGCGTTATCGGTAGGCGAAAAAAAAGCGGGAATTAACCCGCTAAAAAAACCCTTTTGAGTTTTTGTTCTAAGTTACTTATTGCTTAAATTTTAAAGCCTCGATCCTAAATGATCCGTAATCACTAGGGGTATCGCTATGCCTTACAATCAGACTGTTATCACATAAATAAAAATCAGATAGTTTTTTGTTGTATGTATCAGTTCTGATAAATTTACACTTTTTACAATCGTGATCCCAGATTGGTTTTTTCATTATTTTACCGCCTCGATTATTACGTTGGTGCCGTTGTGTTTGTAGCACATAAGGCAATCTATGCATTTTTTACCAGTGCAGTTTTCACTGATTCCAGAACCTTTATTTACGTTATTAAAAACCTTGTCAAATCCCCTTGGTACTCCAATGACTTTATCAATTCGAGGATTGGAAAAGATCAAAATTAAATTACTGGGAACGTCAGCAATTTGACGCACAATTGAGGCGCGTTTCGTCCAAAGCGCAAAAGTACAATGTGGATTCTTTTTCGCAATGTTGATTATGTTTTTATAGTGGTTTAAATTGATTAATTCCCCATGGCCATTAAACCGAAAATATGCCTGATTAATTATCGGCAATAAATCCCAATCGATTAAATCCTGCATCAATTCGCTATTATGCTGAAAGGCGGGAACACATGATTTTCTAAACGTGTTTAACATTTTATGTGAATAACACTTGCCACATATGGTATCAGTAGACTTTTGACGGATGCAAAACTCGTTTGTGGTGGTGTCGGTATTGATTGCGCCTATTCCCTCAAGTTTACCGCTCATTTTACTAAGTTTTATTTGTTCTAAAACAAACTCTCGCACATTTTCGGATAGTTTCATTGTTTTATTCCTTATTAGATGGTGGTAAAAATCCCAGTGATTCAAGATCACCCTTTATTTTTTCGTTTATGTTTTTGTAGGCTTCAATTTCTTTATCAAAATTCCAGCCATGGGTTTGTCGCATCTCGTTTATTCTTTTTAACATTTCTTCAATTGATACCGAAATAAACTTTAATTCGTCTTCAGTTAATTCTAATTTCATTTTATTAATTCCTTTTGTTTAGGTATTCCGATTAGATCAGATAGACAGCATACCGTAAATAATAAAGATTTTATAGGGGTATAAACTAAGTTAATGAGTAGGTGTATGGTGTTCTGCACATTGTCGCCACTCACACACACGCCACAAAAGCAAGCAAGTTTTATTTATCCCTGCATAAATAGATTCTATTAGACATGGGGTAACTGGTATGCTAGCCAGTTCAAATGCAAATGATAATGATTCGCATTTAGCCAGGGCAAGTCATCAAGAAGGGTAGGGGTCACTGTCTCGCAACGTGGGGGAGAAGAGCGGGCGTGATACGCGAGGGAGGGGGCACCCCCTTGAGTTTTTACGCTAACGTAATATATCCGACCCACTCACCATCGGGGTAAAATACCCTTTATAAGCACATTCTAATATAACTGGTACCATAACATACCTTAACCCTTTAAAACCCTGTACAGGCTATTACAGAGCCTCTGAGAGCATAAAAATGAACTTACTAGAAATACTACGTCATATGCAAAGAGGAGAATTAAATCCAGATAGCATTAGTAAGGCTTCTCAAGCAATAGGAAATAAACAGCCGCAATTAAGAAATCTTTCAGAGCATAACGCTTTAGGCCACGCTTACGGAACTAATTTGTTTGGTAACTTATTAATGAATGTAGCAGAAGAGTTTGATAAAAAACCTAATGATTACGACATTATAAATAACAATGTTGCCCAACAATTTTTTGATGATCTTAAAAAAGAAGATCAAATGATTGATTTTTACAATCAAATGTTAAAAGCAAAGGAAAGCATTTATAACAGGGGTTATATGAGAAACCCTCAGTACAATTGGCAGTTTGGAAAAAATATAGAATGAAAACAGATAAGCAAGAAATATTTATAGACCAATACTGTCTGCATGGCAATGCGGCTAAAGCCGCTGAGATGGCAGGTTATTCGCATCCCAAGCAAAGGGGCTATGAATTAAAGAACCAGTTCACCTCAGAGATCGAGGCTAGAACCAGAAAATTAATTAAAGATGCTGTCCCTGCCGCACTGCTTGTCCTACAAAATCTAGCGCAAAACGCAGAAAGTGAGTCTGTAAAATTGGGGGCGGTAAAAGATATCCTTGACAGGGCAGGACTTAAGCCTACAGACAAAGTAGAGCAGACCGTCACCAGTGTAGAGGGTAAGTCCACAGAAGAGTTACAGAAGGAACTGGAGTCCCTTATAGGGCCATTAAATTAGTGGATGTAGAAAAAGCGGTCGAATTAGCAAAAGAGTTAAAGAAACGGCAGAGATTTGAGAAGATATCCTTCTATGATCCCTATCCGTATCAACTAGACTTCCACGCCACAGGGTTTGAACATAACCAACGCTTATTGATGGCGGCTAACCGAATAGGTAAATCTTATTGTGGTGCGGCTGAGATGGCCTATCACCTAACAGGATTGTACCCTGAGTGGTGGAAAGGTAAAAAGTTTTACAAGCCTATTACGGCTTGGGCAGGTGGTGTCTCTAACGAAACCACTAGAGATATTGTACAAGCAGAACTATTGGGTTCCCCTGATGACCCTGAAGCCTTTGGCTCTGGAGCGATTCCTAAAGAAACTATAATAAAAACGGAACGTAAACCCGGGGTACCAAACGCCAAGTCCGTAGCATTAATACGGCATACCTCTGGGGAGAACTCTTCTTTACACTTCAAAGCCTACGAAATGGGTGTAGACAAGTGGCAGGGACGCTCTGTTGACGTTGTATGGCTAGACGAGGAACCCTCAAGGGAACTCTACTCACAGGCTGTCACGCGAACTCTGGATAGAAAAGGAATGGTCTACATGACATTTACACCAGAAAGCGGAATGACAGAGACTGTAGCCGCCTTTATGAACGATATAAAGAAGGGGCAGAGTCTTAGCAACGCTACATGGGATGACGCTAGTGAACACGTTAAGACCCTAAGAGGTAAAGATGGTCATCTTAATGATGACGTTATGGAACAGATTCTGTCTGCTTATTCGCCGCATGAACGTGAAATGCGCCGTTTTGGTAGACCTTCTATTGGGTCAGGTCTTATCTTCCCAATACCAGAAGAGAAATTAATGATTGATCCTATAGAGATACAGGATCATTGGCCTAGAATAGCCGCTATAGATTTTGGTTGGGATCACCCAACCGCAGTAGTTTGGTGTGCCGTAGATAATGAAAGTGAAACCTTTTACATTTACGATTGCTACAGGGCATCCAAAGCAAGCCCCGCTGTACACTCTGAGGTTATACGGCAAAGACCGTATTTTATTCCCATAGCCTACCCACATGACGGAAATCGCAGGGATAGCATGGGAAACCCCGGACTTGCAGAGCAGTACAGGGCTTTAGGTTGCAACTTTAGACTTGAACACTTTGCTAACCCTCCGGGCTTGGGGCAAACCAAAGGTTCTAACTCAGTAGAGGAAGGGCTTATGGCTATGCTACAAAGCATGGAGGCGGGTAAGTTTAAGGTATTTAACACACTACCTCACTGGTTTGAAGAGTACAGAATGTACCATAGAAAGGAAGGTAAAGTGGTCGCACTTCGTGATGACTTGATGTCTGCAACACGTTACGCCTTTCAGTCACAACGACACGCCATTGCGGGTTCAGACCCAGAATGGACTAGCGATTTAACATATAGGAATTACGGCATTGTCTGACAGCGAACAAGAACTATTAACAAAGATTAACGCAGAGATTACAGACTCTTTGGGTTATGACGGTGAGATATCAGAACAACGTGAGAAAGCGCAAGAGTATTACTATGCGCTACCGTTTGGCAATGAAGTAGAAGGTAGAAGTCAATACGTTGACTCTACTGTACAAGATACTATCGAGTGGATTAAGCCCAGTCTTATGCGTATCTTTGGCTCTGGTGACGAGTTTGTTAAGTTTACACCACATGGCCCAGAAGACGTAGATGCCGCCGCACAAGCAACTGACTATGTTAACTATGTATTTTCTAAAGATAATAATGGTTGGGAGATCATGTATTCGTGGTTTCACGATGCGCTTCTCCAGAAAAACGGCATTGTAAAAGTTTGGTGGGATGAGTATGAAGAGCCGCAAAGAGAGGAATATCAGAACCTTTCTGATATGGAGTTTGGTTATTTAATTACAGATGAAAATGTTGAAGTTCTTGAGCATACAGTAATTGAAAGCGATGACGATATTTCAGAGCCTTACCATGACGTTGTTATTATTAGAACAAATTATGACGGTAGGGTTAGAATTGAAAACGTACCGCCAGAAGAATTTCTTATTTCCAGAGAAGCAAAAAGCATAGAAGACGCTAGGTTTGTTTGTCATCGTGTGAGAAAAACCTTATCCGAACTTAGGGTTATGTATCCTGATCAGGACTTTGGCCCAGAAGATTTAGGTAGTGGAGATGATGACGCTTATTTTAGCGCTGAAAGATTAGCTAGATATGAGTTTGATGACTCAGAAAATTATGGGTTTGGCGGTAATGAAGAAGAGGCGTTAAGGGAGTATTGGTTACATGAGTCTTTTATAAAAACAGACTACAATGAAGATGGTATTGCAGAACTTAGAAAAGTATGCAGTGTAGGTAGTTATATATTCTCTAATGAGGAAATAGACAAAAAACCTTTTGTTAGTATCACTCCTTTAAAAATCCCTCATAAATTCTTTGGGTTATCTATTGCAGACTTAGTAATGGATTTACAGTTGATCAAGTCTACGCTTATGCGTAACTTAATGGACAATGCGTACAACCAGAACTTTGGTCGCTATGCTGTAATGGAAGGTCAAGCAAACCTTGACGATCTTCTTACACAACGTCCGGGTGGCATTGTTAGGGTTAAATCACCCAACGCTATCATGCCTTTGGCTACCCCTCCTCTTGAACCATACTCATTTCAGATGCTTGGATACTTAGACGAAGTAAGGGAGTCAAGGTCTGGTGTAAATAAAAATACTCAAGGTATTAATGCCGACGCTCTCACAAGCCACACAACGGCTACAGCAGTTAATGCGGTGATGACCAATGCCCAGAGTAGGGTTGAGTTGATTGCCCGTCAGTTTGCAGAGACAGGCGTTAAACAGTTAATGAACTGCATATATGAACTTCTTTTAAAGTATCAAGATAAAGAACGTGTTGTTATGTTGCGTAACGAGTGGGTACAAGTACGCCCTGATATGTGGAATGACAAGATGGATTGCACTGTATCGGTTGCTCTTGGTAATGGCTCTAAAGATCAGCAGATGGCTCATCTATCACAGATGCTTTCATTTGCATCACAGGCTATGCAGGGTGGATTACCTATTGTAACAGAACAAAATATGTATAACCTTGGTGCGGCTCTTATTAAGGCTATGGGATACCAGAATGTTGATGACTTCTTAACCCCTCCTCCTCCACCACAGCAAGGCCAACCTACTCCAGAGCAACAATCTGCCATGATGGAACAGCAGAATAAAATGAAAGAGTTGGAAATTAAGCAGGGTGAACTACAGGTTAAGATGATGAAAGTCCAACAAGATGCTCAAGATGCACAAGTAGACGCACAACTTAAAGCGGCGGAAATTGCGTTAGAAAGAGATCAAAACAGGCCAATAGCAATAGGATAATATAAATGGAAAACAGTAACAGCGGTAGAAACCGAACTAAAAAAAATATATATAATAAGAAGAAAAAAGAAAGACCTATAGATGGCTCTGGAACTCCTTTAGGTCAGGCTGCAAGAGTGTATAAAGCGGCTTGGATGGATACTTTAGGAAATAAAGAAGGGGCAGATGCTATTTGGGCAGAATGGAAAAGGTTATCACCACAAGCAACAAAAAGCAGACGAAGAGTAGATAATGCTTTAGGAAAAAAACAAACAAGGCCAAGATAACATGAACGAACTAAGAGAGGAACAAGCAAAGCGCCTCCTCAATGACCCGATGTTTAACGAAGCATTTGAGCAATTAGCAGAACATATACATACCACTTGGATACAAACAAGTGTGAAAGATGTCGAAAGTCGTGAGCAATCATGGCTTTCTTTACGGCTCCTTGAACGTATACGCTTACATCTAACCAGTATTGTAGAATCTGGAGAGTTAGCGAGGAAAGTTAAGGACATCCATATATAGGAGAATTTGTAATGGCGGATACCATTGACCCGCAAGCAGCAGAAAAAGGCAGTATAGCCGAAGCACAAAGTGCTTTCCTTGGAATCTTGGAGCCTGAAGAGGCCAAACCAGAAACTGAGGCAAGCGAACCTACCGAAGATGTTGATGAGTCTACTGAGGAAACTCAAGACGAACCATTGGAAGAGGACGCCTTAGAAGAGGAAACCGAAGTTGAGGAAGAATCTGATGAGGAACAGTTAGATGAAGATGAGGAAGAAGAGACTGAAGAAGTCTATTCCGTCAAAGTTGACGGAGAAGAGATTGAAGTTAGTCTTGACGAACTTGTTAATGGGTACTCCCGACAATCTGACTATACTCGTAAAACGCAAGAACTTGCAAGCCAGAGGGATCAAATGGCCCAAATGCAACAGCAATGGGCTACTGAAATATCTGAAGCACAAGCGGAGCGTCAGCAATACATAGAAGCGCTTGGACAATTTGTTCATCAATCTATGGCGGGTCTAGAGCAGTATGCAACAATCAATTGGGAACAACTTCGAGAAGATGATCCTATTGCATTTGTTACAAAGAAAGAAGAGTTTCGTGACGCTCAAGAAAGAGTTAGGCAAGCGCAAGCCCAACAGGAATATGAGCATCAAAAACAAAACGAAGAGATTAGTAAAGTCCGTAAACTGGCTGTTCAGGAAGAATACAAGCGATTAACAGAGGCTGTACCTGAATGGAGTGATCCAGAAAAACGAACCAAGTTAGCCTCTGATCTTTCTTCATATGCTATACAACAGGGATTTACTCAGCAAGAGTTAAAAGAACTGATAGACCATAGATCGTTAATTGTACTTATGAAAGCATCTAAATATGATGCCCTTCAAAAGTCTGACGTTAAAGCCAAAAAGTTGAAAAACAAACCCAAGGTTGTACGATCAGGTAAAGGCGGCGCTAAGAAAGCCGACAAAGATCGTAATAAACGTATTGCCTCCATGAAGCGTCTTAAGGAGAGCGGTCATGTAAATGATTCTGTATCTCTCTTTGAGGATTTTGTAGACATTTAACAAAGGAGGTAATCTGCTATGGCAGTTCCCGGAAATACCCGATTGACCTTTGGTGGCGTACAGGTACGCG